GCGGAGGGCGCGCTGCGGCTCGGCGCGGTGACAGGCGCGATCCACGTCGCGGGAGAAAGCATGGCGAGTGTCGATGCGTCCGCTCACCGGCTCGCGACAAACATGGCCGAGGCGGTGGCGCGCGCGAAGGACTTGTCGATCAGGCGGATGCGGGCCGATGGGCCGGCGGCGACCGGCCGCGGCGTTCATTCCGAATCCGGTCTCTTTGGCCCTCGCGCGGGCGAGGAAGGAGCGGATCGCGGGTCCGGTCCAGGGCGCGTCGCCGGCGGCGAATATTCAGCGCTGCGGTTGAAGAGGGCAGCACAACGGTTGCTCGCGATTGCGCCGATGGCCGCGGCGGGCGAGGCCCGTCCTGCGCGTGGCGCCGGGATGATGCCGCCCGCGACCGCGGCGAGGAACCGGACGGCGGGCGAAACTTTGGCGCTGGGGCTGGCGCATGGGTTGGGCAGGCTGAACCTTTCGGCGCCCAAGACCGCCGGACACAAGCACCATCACGAGCGCTTGCAAGCATTGGCGCGACAATCGACGATCGGGGCGATTGCGCGGGGGCAGGAGGCGGATCGTGGCGCGCGCAGCGCGCCGCGAATAGCGGGACCGACGGGGGAGGGCATCAAGCCGTTCGGCTCGATCGCCGCTCCGGGTTACGCGGTGCATGGTGAGCGGGGTACCACGCCCCGGTCATCGATCGGCGAGATGACGCCTCACGGGCCGGAGGTCCGGCGCCCAGGCAACGCGGGATTGGCGCAAGGGCGGGCGAGGATCAGCGAGGCGCTCAAGAGCGGCGTTGCGACGTTCGCGGGCACGACGGCGCAGGTCGGAGGGCTGAAGGATCTCGGCATTGATGAAGCGACCGGCCGGATGAAGGTCCTGGACAAGGCTGCTCGCTTGAGCTTGTCCAAATCGCTTGCGGATACAAGGGGCAGCGGCGCGCGCTTTGCGCGGAGCGATCGGGCGGTGCGCCCCCAGCCGGCCTCCGGGACTGCATGGGAGGCTGGCGCGGCGCGACCAGTATTCGAGGGGCAGCACCTTGCTCTCCTGAAGAGGCCGATCGCCCCCACGTTGCGTTCCGTGGACGATCGGCTCAAGTTCGCCGAGACCGATCGGCAGGAACGCCGGTCGGCGCCGGCGTTTTTTCCGGTTGCCGGTCGCGCGCGGCCGACGGAGCCGCTGGCCGGGCTCGACACGCTCCGCAGCGTCCCGGATGGCGCTGCGCCGGCGCCGGGCCTCAATTTTGCGAATCGCCGGACGATCGCCGAGGCCGGCGCGACGGTTGCGGCATCGCCGATCGGCGGGAGCGGCGGCCGCTCCCAGGGCGCTGCGGGGCTGCCGCAGGGGACACGGGCCGGATCTGCCGGCGCCGCGATGATCCACATCGAGGCGCCGCTCACGGTTACCGTCCAAGGCGACATGGTTGGCGACGCCGCGAGCCTGAACATGCTGCTTGGCCGGCTTGCGGACGAGCACGCGCGGACCATCACCGATGCGGTCATCCGCAGGCTGCGCGATCGCCAGGACACCGCTCGCCGCAGCGCCATGCTCGACTGGGGCAACGCGGACGTGCATCTCGGCGGAGCGGGGTCCGCGCTGTGAGCGGCTCGGTGCTCGGCGCGGCGCTTGCCGCAGTCGGGTTCGGGGATTTCGCAGCGTTCGGCAGCGTCTCCTTCATGCTGCTCGGCTCACCGGAGACGCTGAGCCGGGTCCGGCGAAGCAACTATGCTAAGCTACCGCTGCTCGGCGGGCGGCCGGTGTTGCAGTGGACCTATGACGATCTCGAGCAGGTCACGATGGGGATCCGGCTGCACGTCACATGGTGCGATCCCGATGCTGCCGTGGCGCTGCTCGACCAGGCCCGAACGGCGCATCAGCCGCAACCGCTCGTGTTCGGCGCCGGGCAGATCGAGGGGCAATTTGTGATCACGCAGCTGGTGGCGATCGACCAGTGGCGCTATTCCGGCGTGGCGCAGCACATCGACGCGAGGCTCATCCTTTCCGAGTGGCAGCCTACTCTGCCGCAGGGAGCGCCAACCGTGCAGCCGTCCGCGCCGGCAGCCGGGATCATCGGCGTGCCTGGCGGCTTCGCCGCGATCTACGCGGCGGGGAGCAATGTCGCGCAACCGGTGCCGACTGGGGATTTCCTGAGCGTCGCGACCTCGGCGATGACGCGGGCCGGCGCAGCCTGAGGGAGCCCCATGCGACGAAACTGTGACCGACGACGCGACGAGGCGGTCTTCGCCCGAGGGTGCGCGTGAGCGGGAGCGTGATGACGCCGGCGGCATTTGCCGCGGCGTACGGGATGGTGCCTGCCGGCACGGCGGCTGCGCCGGCAACGCCCCAGTATCTTGGCTACGTGACCGGGCCGGCGGATCGATGGGACACGATCGCGTGGCGTGCCTATGGCGACCCGACGCTCGTGAGCGGTCTCATCCTGACGAATACGACGGTGTCGATTTCTCCGGTCCTCGGGCAGGGAATCACGATCTATTGCCCTCTGATCCCGGCACCCGTGCCGGCCGCGGGAACGACGCCGTGGAACCCGTGAGATGAGCGGATCGGCAGCACCTTGGCAGTCGGTCGGAGGCGGCGCCGCCGTTGCGATTCCGACCTGGACGATCGTTCTGAACGGACAGGACGTGACCGCCGGCATGATGGTTGAGCGTATCACCTACTGCGAGGCGACCGGCGGGGAGGTGCCGACCTTCCAGGTCGATGTGCAGGATATCGACCAGCGCTGGCAGAGCTACGGGTTTACGCTCGGCAGCGACATGGTGCAGCCGACACTGGGCTACCAGGGCGGCGCGACGTGGTCCGTCGGGACCTTCAGCCTGGACGAGCTCGCTCTCACCACGCCGCCGGACGTGTTCTCGATCATGGCGGTCGAGGCCGGGCTCAACAATGCGGTGCGGACCCGTAACAGTGTCGCTTACGAGGGGAAGACGCTGACCGAGATCGCGGCGGACATCGGAGCGCGGCACGGACTCACCGCGGTAACGGCGGCGGTGAGCCCCGATCCCGTGTGGCAGCGGGTGACGCAGCGGATGGAGACCGATCTCGCCTTCCTCGTCCGGCTCGCCCACGAGCACAATTACGACTTCACGATCCGCAACAGCCAGCTCATCTTCTACAGCCGGCCCTCGCTCGAGGCGCAATCGGTGACGGGCCCGACCTTGACCCGCGCGATGGTCCGCGAGCATGCGCGCTGCCGGCACCAGGGGCTCGGCGAGCTGACCTACAAGCAGGCGAACGTAACCTACTTCAATCCGTATCAGAAATATCTCTACGGTGGGGTAGCCGTGGATCCGACGATGCCGGCAGCCGATACCCACAAGCTGGTGGTACGGGTCGAGAACGGGGATCAGGCCAGCCTCAAGGCGCAATCGAACCTCTGGACCGCGAACATGCGCTCCACGGCGATCGAGTTTCCGCTGGTGGGCACGCTCAACTGGCGTGCGGGCAACACGGTGAACGTGCAGGGCTTCGGGTTGTGGGACCTGAACACCTATCTGGTACAGAAGGTGCAGATCGAGATCACGCCGCAAGGCGGCTTCGTGACGACGCTGGATCTGCGCACCGTCACGAGCGCAGCCGGCGGGTCGCAGGCGATCGCGAGCGACGCGGGGGATGTCGGGCCGTGATGGGGCGCCCCTATGCGGTGCAATACCACCCGGTGTTCCGCACCGGGCTGATCACGGCGCAGAACGTCACGTCCGGGCAGGTGCGCGTGCAGTTCCCGGACCGGGATGGGGTGGTAAGTTATTGGCTGCCGGTGATCGTGCCCAAGACGCAGAACGACAAGTTCTTCTTCATGCCGGACATCGGCGAGCAGGTCGTCGTGCTGATGGACGAGCACGACGAGTACGGCGCTGTGGTGGGCGCGATTCCCTCGACGGTGGATGCGCCGCCGCCGGGCATGACGAGCGACAAGTTCTATGCCGTCTTCAAGGACGGCACGGTGATCGCGTATGACCGGGCGACGCATGTGCTGACGGCGGCGCTCGGCGATGGGGGATCGGCGACGCTCTCCACGCCGCTCGGCAACGAGGTCGTGCTTGGGAGCGACGGGACGCTGTTGCTGCAAGACCAGAAGGGCGCCCAGGTCAAGCTCAGCAACGACGGCAACGTGCGGGTCAACGGGAATCTTCTGGTCTCCGGTACGATCGGGACGACCAGTGGGACGTTCGGCAACGGCGATATGAGCATAACCGGAACGATCGCCGCGACCGGCGATATCACGGCCGGGAACGGGAGCCAGAACATCTCGGCGCTCAATCATGTGCACAGCGGCGTCGAGGTGGGCGCCGGGAACACCGCGGCTCCCGTCGGCGGGACGTAAGCATGTCCGGCTCCGCAGTCACGCTCGCCCGGATCACCTCGGCGAGCTGGTCGCTCATGCTCGATCAGACGGCGGGCGGAGGACCGGGCTCGGGAATCGGGCAGGTGGTGCAGGGGCTCGCCGACATCGGCCAGTGCATCGCGATCATCCTGAGCACGATCCCGGGCGAGGATCCATTCCGGCCGACATTCGGCTGCGACCTGACGCAATACATCGACCGGCCGTTGCCGGCGGTGCTGCCGGCGATCGTGGGCGTGGTGACGCAGGCGATCGAGACATGGGAGCCGAGAGTGACGGTGCTCGGCGTCACGGCGACGCCTGGCGGCGCCGCAGCGCCGGCACAGATCACCGTGAGCGTGACCTGGCAGGTTGACCTCGGCACCACCGTGGCACCCGGGCAGAGCGTGATCGGCGGCACGGGAGCGCAGACGACAAGCGTGGGGATCGGCGGATGAGCGGCAGCACCTCCAACCCGGCCAACAGCCTGCCCGCTCCGGTTTTCGTGACCGACGCGGACGGCCTCGACCCCAACCTGATCCTGGCCGACATGATCGCGGCGTTCCAGAGCGCCTCCGGGCGTACCCTCTATCCGGCACAGGTCGAGCGGCTGCTGATCAATCTCTATGCCTACCGCGAGAGCCTGGTGCGCGCTGCGATCCAATATACCGGGCAGCAGAACCTTCTGGCCTACGCGAGCTATCCGGTGATCGACTATCTCGGGCAGCTCGTTGGCGTGACGCGGCTTGCCGGTGTGGGCGCGACCTGCACGTTGCAATTCACCCTGACCGGGGCGCTGACGGTGAGCTACACGGTGGCGGCGGGGACAGAGGTGGGGACGAGCGACGGCAACTTCATCTTCGCGACGTCGAGTGCGCTGGCGATCCCGGCAGGGAGCACGACGGGAAGCGTGCAGGCGGCCTGCACGGCAACCGGAAGTGCCGCGAACGGGTATCTGCCGGGGCAGGTCGATGTGCTGATCGGCGGGGACGCGCTGATCGCGAGCGTAACAAACACGACCACCACCGCGGGCGGCTCGGTGATCGAGACCGACGACCACCTGCGGGCGCGGATCCAGGCCGCACCGAACCAGTATTCGACGGCCGGGCCGAGCGGGGCCTATCGGTTCTATGCGCTCGGCGCCGATCCGACGATCATCGACGCCGAAGTGGTGAGCCCGGCACCCGGCACGGTGGACGTCTATGTGCTCACCGGGCCGATCACGCTGCAGCCAGCGGCGAGCGCGAACCCGATCGGGATAGCCTCGAGCGCGGTGATCGCCGAGGTGGTGGCGGCGCTGAACGCGTCCACGGTGCGGCCGCTCTGCGATACGGTGAACGTCTATCCCGTGACCGAGGTCGATTACACCGTGACGGCAACGCTTACCCTGTTCAGCGACGCCGATCCGAGTTCGACCGAGAGCGCGGCCTATACCGCGGCGCAGCAGCTTGCAATCAACGTCGCGAGCAGCGTGCAGAACGACATCGTGCCCTCGCAGTGGGTATCGGCCCTGTCGGTCTCGGGAGTCTACGAGGCAACGGTTGCGGTCGCCGCCAATATCGCGGGGGCGCCGGTCGCGCCCGAGCCCGACGGCAAAATTGTGCTGGCCAACGGCCAGTGGGCGAACTGCACGGCGATCGAGGTGACGTACCAGACCGGGTCGGAGACGGAACCCTAATGAGCGGGACCGGAGGATCCGGGAGCAGCCTAACCGCGGCCTCGTCGATAAGCGATCTTAGAACCGCAGCCCTTTCCGAGCTGCTCAAGCGGCTGGGAGAACTCGATCTCTCCCCTATCCTTCTTTACACGATTGCCAACGTCCCGGGAACGGCGCTGCCGTTTCTGGCCTGGCAGTTCGACATCCTAGCACCTTGGTGGCAGCTGCTGTCCGGCCCGGATTCGCAGCAGGAATTGATCCAGCAGGCCGTCGCGCTGCACCGGTTCAAGGGAACACCGTACGCAATCCAATCGATCACCAGCAATCTCGGGTTCGGCCTGATCGAGATCCAGGAGGGGCAGGCCAGCTGGGGCGGGACATCGTGGCCGCCGTCGGAAGGGTGGGCGGTATTCCGGGTCAGCGTGGTCAAGGCCGACATCGTGGCGGCAGACCCGCAGCCGGCCTCATGGGACGCGGTGACGGATATCGATCTGCTGATCGACGTTGACAAGCTCGACCAGGCCAGCAGCATCACCGGCGTTGCGGTCTCCGCCGCCAATCAGACGCAGCTCGTCGATGCGATAGACTTTTTCAAGCCGGCGCGGAGCTGGTTGGACTCGCTGTGGTTCGATGAACTGCCGATGGAGGAGCCTGCCATCGCCACCAGCGATGCGATAACGCTGACGGCGGGGATGAATGTCCTCGAGAGGTCGATCAAGATTTCGGATCTTCCAAGTGTGGTGGCCTGGGTCCTCGCCGACACCAAGACGACGGCGCCACTCTACAGCGCCCACTTCTACCATGCCGGACTCACCTATGGGGCGGGCGAGCCCGCGGTGGTCGATTCTGGTTTGGTCATCAACGGCCAGCCTACGGAGTAACCTGCATGAGAAGGCCGAGCGGCCGCGTGCGCGTCTGGCGCGACGGGCTCTTGATCTGTGAGCGCGACAACCTGGTGGTGAATGCGGGGCTTCCTGCGTTCGCAAGTCTCGCCGCAGGCGTAACGACAGGACAATCGGTGAGCGTGACCGGCTACGGTTCGGGGAACACGGCACCGAGCATCGGCGACACCGATCTCTCGCTCGCGCCCAAATACTATAATGCCGTCGGGGCGGCGAGCTTTCCGAGCCCCGGGACGGTGCAGTTCGCATTTGCGATTGCCGCGGCGGACTATGCCGCCTATGGCCTGAACGTGCAGGAGATCGGGCTGTTCGCCAACTCCGGCAGTGTTGCGATACCGGTGGCGGCCGGGTTTAGCTATTCCGCATGGGCGGCGAGCAGCAACCAGCCGGTGGGGAACTTGGTGCGGGACACCACCGGGCATCCGTTCCGCTCGGCAGCCCCGCCGAGCTGGGCCGCAAGCACGAATGAGCTGTTGGGGAACCTGATCACCGACAGCAACGGGAACATCCAGCAATGCACGCTTGCCGGAACGAGCGGGGCGACCGCGCCGGTATGGCCGGTGTCGGTCGGCGGGACGGTGGGCGACGCAACGGTGACGTGGGAGTGCGTTGCTCTCGCCGGATACACGCCGCAGACCGGCTTCAGCACCCCGAGCTGGAACACGGCGGCAATCGGCGCGTTCACCTACGACGGGACGGTGGCGTGGAACTATCTCGCGGCACTCGTCGTTCCGCAGCCGATGATCGCGCATGCCGTCGTCCCGGCCTTCACATTCGGCGGCGCGGCGAACTACAGCGGCACCTGGAGCTTGACCTTCTGATGGCAACCCTCATCGACAGTGCCGAATACACGCCGAACGAAATCTACGAGATCCAGCAGACCGACAAGGTCGAGGGCGCGGCGAGCGGGGCGAGCTTCAGCGGCATCGGCGTGTCAAACGAGCCGCACCAGCAGCTCGCCAACCGCACCGCCTTCCTCTACGGGCGGCAGAACACGAACATCGGCAATATCACCACGCTGCAGGGGCAGGTTGCGGCGCTGCTGGCGCGGAACACATGGACGAATGCAGCGACCTTCGCCGCCCCCGGAAGCTACGAGTGGTCAGTACCGCCGGGCGTGTCGGTGGTACGCGCAATCGTTGTTGGGGGCGGCGGCGGGGGCTCGGACTGCCTGGCGAGCAATCTCGAGGGATATGCGTCAGGCGGCGGAGGCGGGGCGGGCGGATACGCGGAAGGGTTCGTGACGGTGGCCGGAGGTGCCGCCATGCCGGTCACGGTGGGCTCCGGGGGCGGACCGCAGAGCACGGGTGGGACATCGGCGTTCGGTGGGCTCGTTGCATACGGAGGTGGCGGCTCGCTGTTTCAGCGGGCGGGAAGCTCGGCCGGGGCCGGCGGCGGGGCCGCGAGCGGAGGCTTCATGGCTCTGAGCGGCGGCGACGGAAGCGACGGGCAGTCGGGGTTGTTCGTATTCCCCGGGAATGGCGCTCCCGGCCCTTGGGGCGGCGGGGGGAGAGCGGGAGCGCAGGGCGGCACGCCGGGTGCCGGGCCGGGCGCCGGCGGCGGCGGTGCCTATGATCCGTTGTTCACCGGCAATTATTACTACGGTGGCGCGGGCGCCTCCGGCATCGTCATCATCCTCTGGTGAGCGTGGCATGAGCGGCACATTCCAACCGATCCCAAACTTCGTGGGCGTTAATGCGGGCCAGCAATTCCGCGAGGCGATCAACAACGCGCTCGGCGGCACCGTGCCGATCTCGCCCGCGATGGGCGAGGGGAGCATAACGGGCGGAACGATCAGCGGAGCGAACGTGTCCGCCGCCGTCGCGGCGGCCATGCTGACCGATGCGGCGCTTCGTACCATTGCCCAACGCGCTACCGACGCGATCAACTTCGCCGACTACGCCGGCGTCGACGCAACCGGTTCGACCGACATGTCCGCGCTGGTGAACCAGGCGCTCGGCGATGCCCGCGCGCAGAAGAAGGCGCTGCGGTTTCCCGCTGGCGTCTGGGGCGTTGCGGAGAACGTGATCTGGCAGCAGGGCGACGTGATCGTTGGCGACGGGCCGCAGAGCATCCTGAAATACATCGGCCCCAACGCGAGCAGCGGCAATCCGGCGGTTCTGTGGATGAACGCGGCGACGGGCGCCGTCAGCCCGCCGGCCGATACCGGCACGGTCACGGTGCTGAGCAACATCCGCATCGTCGGGAACTGGAACGGGACCACCATCACGAACCAGATGACCGGGCCGATGATCGCGGCGAAGTACTGCGATAGCGTCCTGTTCGATCGCGTCATCGTAGAATATGCGCCGAGCATCTCGATCAACGCCGGGTTCTGTCGAAGGGTGCGCGCGATCGGGTGCAAGATCCGGTTCAGCGCGCGCGACGGGATCCAGTGCGAAGGCTCGGCGATGGTCGAGGTGGTGGGCTCCGAGTTCGACCACTGCGACGACAACATGATCTCGAACCACTCCTCGAATTCGCAGGTGTGGGGCCTGGCGAGCAGCACCGTCATCATCGGCAATCGGGGCTCCGATGTGGGCGGCATCCTCTGCGCGGGGGCGCGGCGGATCAACATCATCGGGAACGTGCTCGACCGGCCGAAGCAGATCGGGATCGCGACCTCCTACACGGCGGAAGGATCGACCGAAGGCGAGAGCTGCCCGCTCGCGGTGCGGATCGAGGGCAACACGATCACCGATGTGATCGACCCCATCAATATCGACGGAATCGCCAACAATTGCGATTATATTCAGGTGACGGCGGTCCCTCCGCAGCGCGGCACGGCGAGCGTGGCAACCGGCGTCCCGGGCACCAACCTCACGATCGCGCCGACCGTATGGCTCGCGAGCACCGCCTTTGCGCTCGGGGTGAGCACGGTCGACAGCAACGGCAACGTCCAGGTGGTGACGACGGCCGGCACCACCGGGTCGAGCACACCGAGTTGGAACACCACCGGCGGCGACACGACCACCGATGGGACCGTGACGTGGACGAATGAGGGCTCAGGCATCGTCTCGGGGAAGGTGCCGAGCGGGCGCGTGTGGGCCGCGAGCACGGCGTTCATCATCGGCGCGACGATCGTGGACTCCAACGGCAACATTCAGGCGTGCTCGACCTCGGGGACGAGCGGATCGAGCGCGCCCACGTGGGCGAGCACCGCCGGCACGATCACGACGGATGGGACGGCGGCATGGACATGCGACGGCAGCAATTCGGTGAGCAGCGTCGCGACGCCCTACGGCGCGCTCAACAACATGAAGACCTCGCCATCGGACACGACGACGCCGATCCCGCCTGGCTGGGCGATCGAGATTTGCAACAACACGCTGATGCGGACGCTCGATCCGACGGCAAACCGCACCTATGAGCAGAGCAACGCGGCCGGGGAGCAAATGTTCACGCGGACGGGCTGGCTCAACCCGCTGCTCGGGACAGTGGAGCTCTCGAAGACCGCAATCGGAATCGCGTTCCTGGCGGTGGGCAGCCCGACGCTCTACCGGCACGTGAAGATCTGCGGGAACCACATTCAGGGGGTCGAACACGGCATCTATCTCGCCGCGATGGCGCAGATGGTGGGGGCCGATGTCGCGCTCAACAAATTCCTCGACTATACGGGGCACGCTCTGTTCTGCGGCCAGAAATATGCGGCCCATCGGATCGACTTCTGCGCCAACGAGGTCGATGCCGATCCGTTCGTTATGAACCGGGGCACCGCGACCGGCGGCGCGTGGCAGAGCGGGCTTGCGGCGCCGAGCGTGATATGGGGCAACGGGTGCTCGGGGATCACACTCCGCCACAACCGGATCCGGAACGTGGCGACGATCGCCGGCTCGATGCTCGGGTCGGATGCGGTGCTGGACAGCAACATGCTGCTCTGCGATCCGGCGGCGACGGGCTACAGCGCGAGCAACCTCGGAATTGGAACTATCCCGGAGGCGGGCGCGTCCTACATGCATGTGATCGAGGGCTGCAATCCCGGGCTGCCGACGTTCGGCGTGGCGGCGAACGGGCCGGTGTTGCAGGCGACGGCGATGCCGTCGAGCGGAACCTTCGTGCAAGGGCAGATGGTCTGGAACTCGGCCGCGACGGCGGAGAGCTCGATTATCGGCTGGTATCGGGCGACGACGGGATCGAGCAACGTGCTGGGGACGGACTGGCTCGCAATCAGCATTCCCTCGCTCCTTTCGATGTCGGAGGCATCGAGCACGGTGACGCTCGAGCCGGCGAGTAGCGGGGAAATCCTGCAGGTGCAGGGGGCGGCCGGCAACGCGGTCGTGTTGGGCGCGACAGGGGCGCTCGGGTCGAGCGTGGTCTTTGACGGCGCGCAGGCGGACAACACGTTGCAAATCGTGGCGGCCGGGACGAGCTACACCTGCCCGAACTATGTGACGACGGTCTATTTCACCGCCTCGGCGACGATCTCGGCCTTCACCTTCACGCTGCCGACCGCGCCGGCAGCGGGTAACGGCCAGCGGGTGCAGTTCTCTTTTAACCAGGCGGTGACGGCACTCACTACCGCACACGGCACCGCCTCGATCGACGGGACGCACGCAAGCCTGAGCGCGCACCAACTCGTGGAATATGCATGGGACGCCACGAACACGACCTGGCGCATGCTGCAATGAGCGCGAGCGCGCCGGGCGCCGCGCTGCGCTCCCCGGGCGTCGCCACGGCGATTGACGGCGCGGCCCGGAGCGGCCGCCGGCGCCGAGCGCCGAAACCGGGGACACAAAGGGGGAAAAGCCAGTGAACACCTCGCAGGTTTTCGCGAGCGCGGCTCTCGCGTCCGGTGCCGCTCTGCTCAATGGCGGCGGCTTCACCTTCTACTCCGGCACGATGCCGGCGAGCCCGGAGACCGCGCTTTCCGGCAACACCTCGCTCTGCGCGTTCACCTTTTCGAGCACGGCGTTCGGCACGCCGACCTACTCCGGCGGCTATGAGGTGACCGCGGCGAGCTTCACGGAATCGAGCGAGACGCCGAGCGCGAACGGGACGGCGAATTTCGCCCGATTGACAGAGAGCGGTGGAACGGTGGTGCTCGATATCACCGTGCAGGCGGCGTGGCAGGCGAGCACGGCGGTGATCGTCGGGCAGTATGTGACCAACGGCGGGAATTCGTACATGTGCACCACGGCGGGCACGACGGCGAGCAGCGGCGGCCTGAGCGGGACGGGGGCGGGAATCACCGATGGAACCGCGGTTTGGAATTACAGCGCGGCCGGGGCGGACTATACGCTCGGAAACGCGCTGTTGCAGACGGGCGTTCCGCTCACCATGACGAGCTTCGCGCTCAAACTGCCGGCAGTCTGAGCGCGCGGTGGACGGGTTGACGCGTGGGGCTCTCGGCGAGCGTCGCCTATGGGGAGGTTTCCTCGGGCGATTCGGTCACCATCGACAACCCGGGCGGCGGCGCCTGGGCCTCCGGCAGCACCCTTGGCTTATTCCTTAGCCTCTATGGTTCCAACACAGAGCCCACGACGCCGAGCGGATGGCAGTCCGTTGGCTTCGGGCACGTCAGCGGGGGCCCTCCGGCGCTCGCCATTTATGCGCAGACTCTGAGTGAGAATGGCCCGGGCAGCTACACCGTCTTCCTTCCGTCAAGCGAGAATTGTGCGGCGAGCATCATCGAATATCGCTCGTCGCTGACGGGAGGGTGGGATTCGGCGGTAACTCCCGCGTTTACGACCGGGGGGACGAGCACCGCGTTCTCGGCCGTGGGAGTCACAGCCGCCTCGGCCAACGAAATTCTGGTATGCGCAGTCTCGCTCGGTTCCGGTTCCCGGACGATGTCCGGATGGTCGAGCCCGGTCAGTGAGGAGGCCTATCAGCTTGGGCCCGCCGGCGAAGGATCGCTCTATGTCGCCGACGGCATGCAATCGAGTGCCGGAGCTACGGGCAACGTCATCGCGACCCTTTCTGGGAGCGCCGTCGGCTGGATCGCGGCAACGTTCGGTCTGCTCCCGGCGAGCGCCGGGGCCGGGGCCGGGAGCATCGGCGCGGCCCGCGCGTTCGGCGCCGGCGAGGCGCATCTTGCGGGCTCCGGTGCGGCGGCGCTCGGGCGCACGGCCGTCGCAGGCAGCGGCACGGCAAGGAATGCAGGGACCGGCGGCGGGATTATCCGGCCGGTGGCGAGTGTCTCGGCGACGGCCAGCGCGGCGGGAGATGGTGCGGGTGACGTCCGGCGGCTCGCCGCGCAAGGGTCAGGGACCGCGGCGAACCACGGCGCCGGCGCCGGCGTGCCCGGCGCGCTGGAGGCGATGGGATCAGGCAACGGCGTGGCGCTGGCGTTCGACCCGCGCGGATGGATCCGGGGCCTGCCGGCACGCGCGATCGTGACGGCGCGGCCGGCGCGTGCCACGTCCGGGGGCCTGGCCGTGCGCGCCAGGCTGCAATGA